ATCGCTTCCTCGAGCGCGGGCTTGAAGTAGAGGTCCCATCTCTCGATTGTCCTAGCGTTCCCCAGATCGAAGAAGGGAAAGCGGACCTTGTACCTGGGCGTCGTCTTCACGAACGCGAGGACGGCTCTCTTGGCCTCGCCCATAGCGAAGCTGTGCCGCTCAAAAAGCAGCCTTGCCGCCCCTGAACGCTCCCCGTCAGGACGGAAGTAGGTGTAACCGGAGAACGAGCCCCTACGCCGTCCCTTGCGCTTTATAGAGGCATCGGTCGTGTTCTGGTATTGGTCGCCCTGAGCCCCGAGCTCCGAGAGCACCTTGTTCAGCCACGGCCCTGAGATATTGCCGTAGCGATCCATTGGCGTGTCCCGGGTAGGCATCACGAACCGACCCTTGGGCAATATCCCCGCATAGTCCAGCCGCCGCTCGAACCGCTTGAGATCGCGAGCCCCCCCGAAGATCTGGGGGGCCAGGTACTTCGCCGCGGGAGTGCCTTTGCCGATGAAGTCCTTCAGCCATACCTCCGCCGACTGGGTCTTCTTCGTCGCCGCCTTCATGTAGACCGAACGCTGTGTGAACGGGGTCGGCCTGTCGAACCGCTTCGGGATCTCTCGCGTCAGATCTTCCTTCGCGTCCTTAGCGATGCGCGTCAGTGTGAGCGCCGTGGCAAATGGGAGCTGCCGCCTCGCGAGGTCGTCCAAGAACTCGGGGAGCCTTTGAGTGATGCCTGTGAGATCGACGCGAAGCGTTCGCTGAGCCATGTCTAGAGCCTATCTCCGGGGATAGACCTCTTGCAAACTCGCTTGCTATCGCCGCGGTATGCCTACAGCATCAGGTTAATGACGGACACTCTCCACGAGTTGGTTACAGCCCTGAAGGACTTCGCCCTCGAGCTCGGAAGGACTCCCACGAAAACGGAGTTCTGCAATCGCGTATCTGGAGCGGACTATCGCCTCAAGAAAGTCGGAGGATTCACCGTCCTGCTAAAAGCCGCGGGGATGCCTACCTACGACGACCGCCGCACGAAAGACCGTGTGCGGATCACGAACAAGATCTTCGAGCGCGATATCGAAGAGCACCTGGAGCAGTACGAGCCCCGAGCCAAGCGCGAGCGACAGATCTGGCCTCGGATCGCCGTGATCTCGGACATTCACTGGCCGTTTCATAGCCAGAAGGTGATCGACGCGTTCCTCGAGTTCGTCAAAAAGAATCAGCCTGAGCATGTGATCATCAACGGAGACGCATGGGATCAGTATTCCCATAGCAAGTATCCGCGGAGTCACATGATCTTTAACCCGAAGGAAGAGCAGCAACTCGCGAGGAGAGCGAACGAGCAGTTCTGGAAGGACGTTCAGTCAGCCGCGCCTAAAGCAAAGTGCTGGCAGCTCCTCGGTAATCATGACGTGAGACCGCTTCGGCGCGTGCTTGAGAGCTACCCCGAGGCCGAGCACTGGATCGAGCAGATGATGAAAGAGCTCTTCACCTTCCCCGGCGTGACGACCATTCACGACTCCCGTCAGGAGCTCATGCTTCCCGGGGATATCGCCGTCCACCACGGCTACCGATCGAAGCTCGGGGAGGCCCGGGATTTTTCCAGATTCAATAGCATCGCGGGCCACACCCATGTCGGAGGCGCCAGCTATCGTCAGATCCGGGGCGAAGTTTTGTGGGAGCTGAACTCCGGACTGGCAGGAGATCCCGAATCGAAGGGATTGACCTACACTCCGCAGCGGATCACGAACTGGACGCCCGGGTTTGGCTGGGTCGACGAGTACGGCCCTCGCTTCATCCCAGTGTACTGAAAAACAGAAAGGGCCAGGAGCCGAAGCCCCCAGCCCTCCCGCCCAGTCTCTTGATCCCCGGACTAGAGGAGCGTGAAGTCGTATCCGACGACCGAATCGATCTCGTCTCGCTTCACCACCAGCATCTGCGAACGATCAGAGTTCGCGATGATGATCTTGTGGAGCTGGAACTGAGACCCGCTCGGAGCAGACTGCCGGATCTTCATCTGCTTGGTAGCAGTGAAGTCACGGAAGGTCGAATACATCCGGGTCACGCCGTTTGCCTTCTTGTAGATAAAGCTAACGTGCGCCCAATTCGCGTAATCCGAGAAGACCACGCTCGCCTGAACCTTCGGGAGATCCATCACGAGCTCCTTCGTCATGAAGATGGATAGCGACTGACCGGCCGCTGCTTGGGTCGCCTGAACCAGCGGCTGAGTGAGGTTTTGGTTCCCAGTATTGACCGCGCCAGCGCCCGAGATGAGGAGGCCCGCAGAGCTATAAGCTCCGAACGAGTAAATGGTATTGTCCTCGACGACCGCGTTCGCGCCGCGGACTCGAATACCGTACCCATATCCAGAGACGCACTTGACCACGTTGTCCTGAACGATCGCCCCAGCCGGATCGATCGTGCAAGCCGTGTTGAACGACGGAGTCCCGTCCGCTAACAGTCCACCAGTGATCCCTTCGATCACGTTCCCAGTGAACGAGCATCCGACGTTAGCCGATTGAACCGTCACGAGCTGACGCGGTACATTCGGAACCGTGAACTGATTCCCGACCCCTGGGTACGTTCCGACGAACGTCTTCCCAGTGATCTTGTTGTTTCTGATGGTGATGTTCTGCACGTTAGCGATCGCGTCGGTCAGGATCGCGTATTCGCCGTCAGCAACTAGCCACGAGTCCTCGAGGATCTGGTTGGTTGCAGCCGCAGATCCGGCACCGGTGTTGCGGTAGAAAACCGCCGACATTTCCGAAGCCGCCGACGGACTATCGAATCCGATCACCTTCAGCGCCTTGATCGTTCCGCCAGATCCGCGAACCCGGATGGTCGACTCGACGGTTGGCATCGTTGCGTTTGTCGCCGTATTGCGAGCCGCAGTCGTTGCAGCACTGATCGTGATCGAGTTCGCGCTGACAGACGCAATTCGAGCGTTCGCAGGAATCCCTGTTCCAGTGATTAGCCGACCCTTCTTTAGTCCCGTCGTTCCTCCTGCCATCGACAGCGTTGTGCTGCCGAGCGCGCAGGTGAAGCTGCGAACGACTGAAGTTTCGAGCGCACCCTGAATGATGCTCACTTCTCGCCCAGCACCTTGAAGCGTGACGCCTTTGTAGAGGTCGATGTTTTCCGAAAAAGTGCCAGCTTCGATATCAATCGTGTCGCCTGCGGCTGCGTCATAGATCGCAGCCTGAATCTCGGTGTGCGTACCCGAGCCGTCTTTCCGCACTGTCATGATTGCCATTCAAAAATCCTTTCGGGCCATAAGGCCGAGAAAAAATAGGCCCCACCCGGTTTCCCGAGCAGGGCCAAAACAACTACGCGAGCTTAATGATCTTGTAGTTCGGTCCATCGGCGACGAGGAAGTAATCACCGGACTGACCGTTGAGAATAGCGCCCCATCCAGCCGCTTCGATGTAAGCCTCATCGACCTGGTTCAAGCCGACATTCGTGAAGGTATTGCCGTTTCCATTGCTATTGAACAGAGTGAACAGAATGTTGTGACTTGGGTTCCCAGTTCCGACAGGTCCAGATTGCTTAGGACCGCTCCAGATCTCAGATCCGGTTGCGCCGAGCTGAAACGTGAAGAAGTACTGCGTCGATGAAGCGACGTTATACATCTCAATCGCCTGACCGTTTGCGCTCAGAGCGAAGTATGGCTCGCTGCTACCACCACCACTACCGCCGCCAGAGCCGCCACCGCCAGAACCACCGCCGCCAGAGCCGGAGCTGAACGCAGCCTTGCTCTTCATGTACCAGACGTGAACAGTGTCACCGACCACGAGAGCGTTTTCGCCGCTCGCGAACTCGCCAGCAAGCGAAATCCTGGAGCCCGAGTAACTGAACTCGACGTTCGGTCGACCCATGACCCCGTCCACCATGATCCATGGCATGCCGATCATTGCCGCAGCGGTGTCGACGTACTGGTTCACAATGTCCTGAGCCGAGAGGACGAACGCCTCATAGGTCTGTTCCGGGATCGAAAGCGCCTCGATCACGTCCAGACGACCGTCGAGGGCAGAGTCTGCGTCCTGACGAGCCTGAACTTCAGAATCGAGAGCGGACTGAGCAGCCTTCGCAGCGACCGCAGTCTCGAGGGAATTGATATCCGACTCAGCGGTATCAAGACGTCCGTCGAGGTCATTGATCTGGGTCTGGATCCCGCTCGCGTCGTAGGTCGGCGAGAGGAGCTCCTGCCAGTTCGCGAGAACGCTCGGATCGCTTCCAGCGAGGATGAACGACTTCGCGAGGTCGGAACGAACGCAGACGTCGCCCTTCTCAGCGACGAGCTCGAGCATCTCGGCTTCGGTGTCGACCACGAACGTGTCGGTGATCGCGATCGCGGGCACCTGACTGAGCGGAATCTTGCCGTCGACGAGAGAAGCGACAGAGACGCCGACCGCGGACGAGTCCAGCTTCTGGCTGACGCTCGTCTCGAGGTTGTCAATGTCCTGCTCCGCTGTACCGACGCGAACAGTCACCGCGTCCAGATCGTCGCGCAGGTCTTCCTGGTAGGCGATCTGATCGTCGAGATCAGCCTGAGACGCCTTGGTAGCCATCTGCGTCTGTAGCGTGTCGATCTCGCCTTCAGCGGTAGAGATCCGAGTCTCGAGATTGGTGATCGCAGTGCTGGAGCCTAGTCCGGCCACCGCTTGATCGAGGTCGATCTTGCGAACCGGATGATCGTCAGCGGTAGGAGCCGAAGGGAGCTTCGGCATCGCGATGAACTCGAGCTGATCGCTGGAGTTCAGTTTGACGAGTTCCTGTTCGGACCCGTCGGCCTTCTTTGCCACTAGCGCCTGGTTGTTTTCTAGGCGCAGCTTGGACCCGTCGAGGACGGGCACAAACTTCTTCTTTAAAATTGCCATCGTATGGTTCCCCTTTGTTATTCGTAAACGATCAGGAGCTTGTCTCCGGATTCAAGCAAGCCTTCCAGCGGTCCACCGGACCACCGGATTGTTTGCCCTTCCAGAAAGAAGTCCTCGTTCACAAATTGTGGGGCACCGTTTCCGCCAATCTCAAACACAATCGAGCCGGGGTTTGTCACTGGGAAGGAAAGCGAGATCTCTCCAGCATTTGCCTCTGCTTCCGTGATCTCGCGCCGCTCGACGCGACGTTCTGGGAGTGAGAACGGGACCCATGCAGTCCCGTCCCATCGCATTACCTGACCGATCTGGGGCGGAGGATCTATCCGAACGCGCTGCGCTTCCGCGTCATAGCTCAGCGGAGGAACGAACTCGATCTCGGTGAGATCCGCGCCGCCGCCGCCTCCACCTGGGCCGGGGATCCCGGCCTCTTGAATCACGATCCTCGCGACGCGACGATCGACGCAGGATCCAGCGATCGAGCTCGCGTCCTCGACGATCAGCCGCTCGACTTCCGTTCCGTTCACGGTCACGCTCATGCGAGCCCAAGCCTCCCGAGGATGAGAACGATCTCGTCGCCGTTTTCTCCGCCCGCTTCGACGAAGATCTCGTCGCTCTCCACGAGGATGATCATAGCGTGACATTCCTCGTGACTTGAAACTTGCCCTCGAGGAGTCGGGTCACTGAATCCACCGAAGCCACGAGCTCGAGGTCGTACAGAAAGAGTCCGATCTGGAGCGTCTCCGTGACCGTCGCCCCGATCTCGAGCATGAGAACTCCGTTTTCCGCGTCGATCGAGATGCGCCCGTTCTCCGTCGTCAGGGAACAGATCAGCGTGTTCCGCTTGGGATCCCGGATCTGCATCCTCGCGGTGTAGCCCGCGAGGTTGACCGCGACTCGATCTGGATCCAAAAGCGTGACCTTGCGCCGAAAGGTCGCCCCTTGTTCACAAGCCGTCCTAGATCTCGCCGTGTTCTGAAAGTTGTAGACGCCCGAAGCCATATCCCGTCACCGTGCCTCTCCGCAGTTTGGCCGCCACCGCTCGCAGCATCCGACGAACGTGTCGAGGAGCTTCGCCTGATCCTCTAGCGTCATGCATCCGAATGAATCGAACTTTTGATCCGAGCACCTGAGGACTTCGCCCTGAGAACTGACGATCCCGGATTCCTGACTCGATCCGAGCCACTGTTTAACCCGCACCGAGGGAGGAGTCCCGCAGCTACTCGCTCCGCTCAGAAGCGTCGCAGCGAGAATCAGGGCTGACAGTTTTTTCAATCGCACATGCGGCCTTTCGTTTCTCATCGATCGTCTTTGCCTGCTTTGCCTGTTCGATCGCGTCGGCTACTGCCTTGCGACGCTTCGTCGTCGCGATCTCCTCGAGCTTCTTCTTCCCTTCGACGACTGCCAGCTCGATCAGCTCGAGGAGCTTGAGCGCGAGCTTGATCAGGGCGAGAAAGCCGCCCATTTACTTCTCCTTGCGCTGGACCGGAGCGAAGGACTTCACGACCTTGAGCAAAGCGCCCAGTCCGGGAGTCGCCTCGAGCTTCGCGAACCACGCGTCGTCATCCTGAGTCGGCGTAATCGCGACGTAGGTCTGACCGAGCACGACCAGGCCGCCGAGGACCGTGAGCACGAGCGGGATCGCCGGATGAAGCGCGGCAATGATCGGGATGAGAGTTTCCATGACTTAGCGTCTCCTATTGGGTTGAGAATGACTGACCGCCTTGGTTCTCACAAATTTTTTTTGATCGGGCAACCTCGAATTGCGCTTTTGACGCGCCAGCTCACGCCGAGCCTTGCAACTCTGACAGACTAGCCGGACGACGCTCTCCTGATCTGGGAGCGTCTCCAGATCCAGATCCTCGACGCTCTCGCAGTGGTAGCAGGAGTCCGTCTGGATGCTCATGAGGGCACTCGCCCGGGGAGCGTCGAAGCCGATCATGAACCCATCCCCCGCGGAGAGCGGACGCGGTCCCGGGTTGGTCCCCTGATACGCCCGGATGAGCCTCTTCGCTTCCGAGAAGTAGAACTCCCCGATGGACTCCAGGAGCTCCGGATCCGAGCTCTTGATCGCCCGCTCGATCTTGTCCAGCATCGCCGCCCACGGATCCGGAGTCCGCTTCGCATAGAACTCGATCGTCCCCGGGTGATATATCTTGGCCACTTCGACTATTGCCTCGGAGAACTTCATCGCTGTTCCTCGAATCTCGCGTCCGCGTAACTGAACCAGACCGGTCGCCCGACGTTGTAGCCCCGTTTGCGGATCTTCCGAAACACGAGCTCCCGATCCGTCGCTGTGCGGTTCCCCCGCTCGACGTCCTCGGGCTTAGGCCGGTTGAATAGGACGACGTTCGACGCCTCTTGGACCGCCGTCGAGGAGCCCTTGATATCGAACTCATTCTCGACGCGCCCGCCCTCTGTTTTTCGTGGGTGAACGATTAGGATCACATGGATCGGTATCCGCTTTGCAAGCATCACGAACTCGTGGATCGCCCTGTCCATCTCCGCCTTTTCCATCTGCGCCGAGACGACGTCGAGGAAGAAGTTCAGGTTGTCCAGTAGCGCCACGCGGATGCCATGCTTCTGGTGCATGTAGGTCAGCTCTTTGATCATCGTGTCGACGGACACTCGGTTGTCATGCGTCGCGACGTAAAGCGGAGCCTTCGCGATCACACCCGCCGCCAGATTCGTGACGCGAGCCAGAGCGACCTCCCTGACTGGATCCCCGTTGTTTAGATCCACGCCCGCGAGAGCGGACGTCACCCTGACGACGAAGTCCTGATCCCCCGTCTCAACGGGAGCGACGAAGTGAGGGACGTTCTGGACGCATAGTTGCGCCGAGAGCTGCCCGAGGAGGGTCGTTTTTCCAGCCCCAGTCGGAGCGCAAAGAAGCGTGAGTTCGTTCGGCCGAAGCCCCCCGATCATGTTCGTGAACTGAGGCCACCACTGGAGCTCCACGCCCTGCGGGGGTTTGCAGACCGCCTCCATCGCGTCGATGAACAGCTCGGACGCCTTATGGTACTTCACGCTTTGTTCTCCTCCTGCCAAGCCTTGAGACTCGCCTCGATCGCTTCACGGTTTCCGCGAGCCGCTTGTGGAGCCGTTCGCTTCGCCCCTAGCGTCATGAGGTTGTCAAAGATTTGACGCCTTCTCGGGTCCTGGTACGCAGTCAGGATCCGACTCACGCTCGCTCCCTCGCTGGGTTTGAAGTTCGGATACTCCTGTTCGTATCGCTGACCGATCAAAACTGTCCTAGCAGCCTCGAAGCCGACTCGCTGGAGGAGCTTCGCGATCGAGATCTCTTCGAGCCGAGCTTGCTTCGGAATTCGGAAGTGATCCAGCGTCTCTTGCCACACTCTCAAAAGCTCGCCCATATCTTCCAGAGTAATTCGCTCAGTCTTCTTCCTACTGAGATCTGTGTGTGTGTGTGTATTCTTAGAGTAGAGATTAGAGAGTAAAGATTGTTCGGTGTCGTTCGGGAGATCTCGAACGGGCCGTTCGGAGTCGTTCGAGGTTCGTTCGGGAGCCAATACCCGACTGGTTTCCTCTTTTGGAGACGTTTTCCCCAGGTTTTCCCCCGAACGAGCCGTTCGGAGTCGTTCGGAGTCGTTCGACGTTTGTAACGCTCCGGGTTGAGCCGTCCCGAGCCTCTCGCGACGAGCTTCCGCCGACTTCCTACCAGCCGCGCTCCGCTGAGTCTGTCGCCTTCGGATCCACTCGTTTCGCTCTCGAGCTCCAGAGAGATAGACCCCGCCCTCGACCCGCTCCGCGAGCCCTGACTTGAAGAGCGCGTCGCTGAATGACCCACGGAGCCAGAGCTCGTCAGGGATCAGATCCAGACCGTCGAGCGCGCATTGTTGTGCCAGGAGCCACGCGTCGACGACTTCGCCGATCGCGAGCCGACGAGACCCGAGAAGGATCTGTAGTTGTGAGAATCGAGGATCTGACCAGAGCTTTGACTCTAGCGTGATCGGATATGCCATTTGCCGCCCCTTCGACATACTTGTTGCGCTGGAGAGGGACGTGGTCTAATACGAACGCAGTTTTCCACGCCATGCCCCACCGCATGGTTGCACTCAAGAGCCGTCCGGAGCCCATCCGGGCGGCTTTTTTCATAGGCGCCGGGTCTTACCCTCGCGAAGCCAGTCAGTCAACCGAACCGCGATATAAAGCTCGGAGCGGTTTCGCTTGAATGCCAGCGCTGCCGGGAACGGGTTTAATCCCTCCCCGCGATGACTTTCCGCTTGACTCAGCGCCTCCCAGATATTGAGCCGCTCGACGTTCTTCACTTCCCAGACCCACGGGTAAATCCCTCGAGCCTTCGGGGAGAGCCAGAGATCCTCCCCGGGGGCACTCGTCGTCTTGACCTGAATGTCATCGGGATGAAGATCAGGAGCCGCTTGTAGCAAGGCCTCGCGAAGCTCTTCGACCGCTCTTCGTCCTTTGGCCTTCGCCGATCTTGCCTTCACTCCCGACTCCTCCCATCGCGTCTTCTAGGTCGATTGACGCGACCGCTTTCTCCATACGAACGAGGACGCTCTCGAGCTTCTCGATCGTTCCGATTGTTGGATTCGTACCGCCCAGACGCCAGAGCGCCAGGGTTGCGCGTGATACGCCAGCGCGGCGACAGAGCTCGGAGAGACTCCATCCGACTGCGCGTGATCGCTTCTGAAAGCGCAGGAAAAGTTCTAGCGATGTGATCTTCATGCCGGGAGGTTACTCGATAAAAAATTCCTATTGCAATACGAGATCGCTGTATATTTGATCACGACCCAATGCTATGCCGTGATCATACGGGGAGGAAACAGAATGGAAATGAACGCAATGCATCAGGCGGTATTCAGAGAGAACCTTGAGCCGCAGAAGGTTCTCGGGCTACCGGACCCGACCTATCGCGCCTTCAAGGCAGTCTCGAAGTCTGGACTCGACTGGATGGACGTATCGCCCGCCCACTATAAGCACGTCATCATCGACGGGAACGCCCCGGATCCGACGCCGTCCATGATCATCGGATCAGCTTTCGACTCTCTGCTACTGACCCCTGATCAGTTCGAGAAGGACTTCGCCGTCGCGCCGAACATTCGCCGCGGGACGAAGGCATGGGATGAGTTTGAAGCACAAGCCGGCGCGAAGCGCGTGATCAAGTCCGAAGACTTCGAGCGCCTCCAGGAGATGCGGGATTCCGTCATGTCGAACCCTCTTGCCCGGAGCCTGATCTCCGCCGGCGAGCCGCAAGTGAGCTACAAGTGGCAGGACCCGACGACTGGGATCCTCTGCAAGTCTCGAGCGGACTTCGTTCGCTCCGATAACATCATGCTTGACGTGAAGACGACGGGAGAAGGTGGAGCGAGGATCTCAGACTTCGGTAAGACCGCCTTCAATTTCCGCTATCACGTCCAAGCCGCCTTCTATTCGGACGGAGCCGCACTCGTGGACAAGTATCCCGACGCCTTCGTCTTTCTCGTGATCGAGCGAGAACCGCCCTACCTCTGCGCCGCCTTTCATATCGATCAAGACCTGATCGCACTGGGACGCAAAGAGTACGAAAAGAACCTCGACCTGTACGCACGGTGCCACGCGGAAAACAACTGGCCCGGATATCCGACCGAGATCCAGAAGCTCTCATTGCCTGCGTGGGCGCTGAGAAACCTATAACAAAAAGAACAGGGAGCACACTTATGTCTCAAGCTAACAATGCACTTGCCGTTAAGCCGGGTAATATCAACACGCTTCTGCTCAAGAACCGTCAAGCAATCGAGTCCGCATTGCCGCGCCACATGAGCGCCGACCGACTTCTCCGAATCGCCCTCACTGAGGTTCGCAAGAACCCAGACCTCGGGCAGTGTGAGCCGATGAGCTTCCTCGGAGCCGTCGTTCAAGCCGCCCAGCTCGGACTCGAGCCCGGATCCGCGCTCGGTCACGCCTACCTGGTTCCCTATAACAACCGAAAGACCGGGAAGAAGGAATGTCAGATGATCCCCGGCTACCGAGGGTTCATCGACCTCGCCCGCCGCTCCGGTCAGATCGTCAGCATCACCGCGAAAGCAGTTTATGACTGCGACGCCTTCTCATTCTCGTTCGGTCTGACCGAGAAGCTCGAGCACTCCCCAGCGACGACCCGAACGAAGAACTCCCAGCTCGTCGCCGTGTATGCAATCGCCCGCCTCAAAGACGGCGGTCATCAATTCGAGGTCATGAGCCGCGAGGAGATCGACTTGATCCGCAAGCGATCGAAGTCAGCCGACTTCGGACCGTGGGTCACGGACTTCGAGGAAATGGCGAAGAAGACCTGCGTCCGACGCCTCTTCAAGTATCTCCCAGTCAGCGTCGAGATTCAGAAAGCCGTCACCCTCGATGAGCAGGCAAGCGCCGGACTGGGTCAGGATAACGACCTCCTCGTTCTTCCTGCCGACGAAGAGCTAAAGCCAACCGCATCGGATGAACTAACAGACCTTAACCAGAGATTCGCTCAAGAGCTGGAGGCTCGTGGCAAATGACCAACCTTCTAACCGACGATAGCGCGGAATATCTCACGCCGGTTGATCTTGTCAGTCGATGGAAGAATCAGGTGAGCACTCGAACGCTTGCAAACTGGAGAGTGCAGGGTCTCGGGCCCGAGTTCGTGAAGATCGGGAACCGCGTCCTGTACGCTCTCCGAAGCGTCATCGCGTGGGAGCAGTCGCGTCAGATGAAGCAGACCGCCAAGCGCGGTCCGTAGGTAATTATGAAGTCTCCTCCCTCCGGGGGGCCAGGGAGACCGGCCCCCCATTTTTTCGTTTGTTCTTGCCAAGTCACCCAATAGAATCCGAGAAAGAGAGTCAGAGAATGGAATCGGTCATGGATAACGTCACCGCGATGAATACGAAGCTCGTCAGAGTCACTCCGGATCAGCTTCGCGCACTCGCAAACCGTCTCGAGATCCAAGCCCGCGAGAACAGTCTCCCCGGAGACGTCGTCCTCGTGGACTTCACGCGCACGATCACTCTGATCTATGACCCCGAGCTGCGCTTTCATCACTGGAAAGGGTCATCGCTTGAAGTCCAAGCCAGCGACGCAGACGCGCTCCCGATCCAGTAGGAAGCCGAACGAGTTCGAGCGTCTCGTCCTGCTCGAGACCGCCCGGGAGATCATGAGGACCGCGGAGCGCGATCCCAGACAGACCCTCAGAGCCCTCTATGGGTTTATCCAGCTTCAGTCGCTTTCCGTCGCCCAGCTCTATGACTTCATCACGCGATGGAAGGAAAAGCGTTTGTGGAACGACCCACGACTTCAGATGCTAACCCGAGGCATCGGATACAAGCCCCGAGGAGAAGCATGAAGCCCAAGTCCCCCAGCTCGAAGAAAGTCTCAGCGAAAGGCTCGAACCTCAGGTGGGCCAGCGTGTACCTCCTGATTAGCGAGGACGCTCGAGAGATCGCGGTCGTATCGATCGCCGACGCGCCGCAACGGATCCAAGACTTTCTAAGCTCGATCGAGAAGTGGCTTTCCGTTATGAGGGAGCAGGCGGACGCCGTCGATCAGCTCCAGAAAGAGTCCGAGGGAGAGAGCATCCAATGAACGCGAAGATCGTGAGCAGCCCAGACTGTAGACCGCGCCGCGAGAAGATCTGGACCGGGATCGTCATCCATCACACCGGGATCCCAGACTCCGAGCCGAAGGATCCGAGCGCCTGGGCGAAGTTCGGAGACGCTATGACCTCATGGATGAGCACGAAGGACGACAACTACCTCTCCGCCCACTACCAGATCAATCGAGACGGATCGATCGTTCAGCTCGTGGACCCCGCCACGCACGAGTCCTTTCACGCGGGCAAGTCAGCCTATTGGCACCCAGATCGTCGTCAGGTGCTCGAGGACTGGAACCGCTACTCGATCGGGATCGAACTGATCGGAGACGGGAACCGGATCGCATATCACGATTTGCAATATCAGGCGTTGGCTGACCTATGCCGCGAGCTCATGGAGCGTTTCAGGACGATCCACCCCCTCGCGATCGTGGGTCACGAGCAGATCGCCCCGGGACGGAAGTCGGACCCCGGAGCGTCGTTCGACTGGAGACGATTCTTTCGCCTGTTGTACGCATGAAGAAGCAACCCAAGAGGGGCGACCCGTGTACCGGGTGCGGACGCCTCGGATATTACAAACTCGGTAAGTGCCTCGACTGCCTCAAGTCGAAGTGTCCTGGTTGTGATCAGGTCAAGATTTTGCGCTCGAAGAAGACTTGCTCCGGGTGTCGCCGGAAGAAACGCTATCAGCGCGTGAACGAGATTTAAGCAGAGCTCCGCGGAGGATCTGGAGAGCTCGAGGAGCCCGGATCGCCAGCCCGACTCGACTTCCTTCAATGCGCTTTAGAACGATCTCGATGATCCCGCCGATGACGATCCGCTCGTCGACGCGCATCGTAACGCCGAGCGAGCCCAAGTCGTCCAGATTCAGCCCTTCCACCTTGTTTTGTGCGTCCATGCTGGAAACAGTATGCAAAGCGGGCGAGCCTTGTGTCCATGATTTACTTGCGGGCGTAGCTCAGCGGTAGAGCGGCCCTGAAAATCGACGACGGTCGCAGGGCAGGCCGCGGGTTCGACCCCCGTCGCCCGCGCCACTCCAGGAGGGAGTGTCCGTCTGGCAGAGCTGGACGTAAAACAGGAAGCCCCGACTCCAAGGACTGGAGCCGGGGCTTTCCCTTGGTAGGTCCTAGCGAGACCGCTTCTTTCGTTTCTTCGCCGGATGAGATAGGACGGAGATCTTCTTCTCCGGTTCGTTCGCTTTGGGTTTGGGAAGGTAAGCGACGAACACGAGTCCCCCGACGAGGATGAAAGTGGTGAGCCACGCTAGGAGTTCGACGAGATCAAGTTCTTGCATCGTTCGATTAGAGCCGCCGATCTCACGATAAGCAAGCCGCTCCGCGTCACTTGTCGCGATTCATTCTGACCTGATACTGGACGAGCTCCACTCTCGTCCGGAGCTCGCGGATCTCGTCGCGAAGCGCGTCCAGACGCCCGATCTCCTCGACCGCGAACCGAATATGCTCCAGAGCCTCCGCCGCCTCCACGTCGCCGTTTTTCCGCTGCTCCACTGTCCACGCCGCCAGCCGCTCGAGCCGATCTTTCCTGTTCATTCCTTGCCCTCCTCGTCCCTGATCCCCGCGTAGCAGGGAAAACAGACCCAGACGACCGCGCCGCGGGTGTCTTCCGCACGGCAGAGTTGCCCACTCTCTCCACACTCTTGGCATTGCGAGATCATCGTCAGTCCTCCACTTTCGTCAGAGTTTCAGCCTTGAGGCATTTCACCGTCTCGTTCCCTGAGCTGTTTCTCAGGAGAACCTTCACCGACTTGCCCAAGACCTCGAGCACGGTTCCGCGGAAGACGTTCTCGTATTTCTGCGTCGCGTTCCGCGTGTAGACCACTTGATCGCCCGGAGCGAAGTTCTGGATCTCGCTCATGACGCGATCCCCCTCGCCTCAAGCCTTTTGCGCTCGTTCCTTTGTCGATAACACTCAAGACACCGCCGCCGCGGACGACCCTTCGAGGCATAGTGATAGGTGTTCGCCTCGTCGAACAGATGCCCGCGAAGGCATCGCGTCGGATCCAGCTTCCGATCCATCGGAGAGGGATCCATCTTGAGCCCGTGCTTGCGGATCTTCATGAGGAAGGTCGAACGCTGGAGCCCCAGGAGCCGAGCCGCCTCCGTTCGGTTGTTGTTCGCACTCGCCAGAGCGCGGATCAGATATTTTCGTTCGAGCTTGTTCTGGAGCTCGTCCAGCGAAAAGGACTTCATCACTCGTCCGCCGTGAAGATCTGATCCCAGACCGCGAGCTCCGCGAGCCTCTGGCGCAGGACCGGATCATCGCCCTGGCCCCTGATCTTCCCCGTCCCGTTGCACTTCTCACAGGGCTCTTGGCGGATCAGGATCGCGTCCCGGCACCACCCGCTGCCCTCGCACCTCTTGCACGTCTCCATGCCCCACACTCCTTTCGGTATACCAAAAGCACTAGCCGACTTTTTTCTAGTTTCAAAAGGAAAAATGCCGGGTTCCCTTGACTGGAGCGCCGGGAGAGAATGAACTCATGGGCGTGTCAGATTTCAGCGCGTACTTGAAGAGGGCTAGGAGGATGGAGAAGCTCGAGATCGTTCTGGATCGTGCGAAGGAAGTCTTCGCAGCCTCCCAGTATGGTCAGCCCGCGGAGCGCGTCTGGGAAGCCTTGGCGAAGCTCAGGGAAGCGATCGGAGAAGCCGACCGCACCCCACCCCCTCACGACTCGAGCAAGGGCCCATAAAGCAAAGCGGCCCCGAGATCCGAAGATCCCGGAGCCGCCGATCACGCCCAGTCGGGTAGGAGCCGACCTAGCGCGAAACCCCATTCCGTCGCGCCTCGTTCCACGCGTTGTCCATCATGTCGTCGAAAGCCTCGAGCCGATCCTCGGGGATCAACCTACGCTGCGAGCACGTCCAGACCGGGACGATCCCAGTCCGCGACGCGAAGACTCGCCCGAGCTCCTCGACGTCCGCGATGATCGTCCGATGCCCCCAGAGCGGATGCCTGTCCGCGTCGATCACTTTGATCTTCATTCCTTCCTCCCGTGAGTGATGTTCGCCACCACCACGAGCTGTAGCATGGTGAGCCAGTTGCGCGGCTTCTCCTTGTCCAAGAACCAGCGGTTCGCCGCCATCTCGAACGCCGACCGATCGAGCGAGTCGTTCCGAGCGATGAACTCCTCGATCAGTCGCAGCTCGTCCGCCTTGAGTTTGTCCGCGTGTTTCTTGTGCGGGTAACGCGTCATCGCCGCCCGCATCGCCTCGAGCCGAGTCATGACTTCACCGCCTTCCTCTTCTTCTTCCCGCCCTCGAGCGAGACCCGCCCCTCTTCCGTGGTCTGGAAGACGAAGAGCCAAGCCCCCCGAGGATTCGGACGATCCTCGAGCCTCTCCGCCGCCCAGCCGATGAGCCTCACGCTCGTCGACCCAGTCCCGCGCTCGAGGACGTAGTCCTCGCCCTCGTGGATGAGCGTCCGATTCAGCCAGAGCGTCGTCCAGTCCTTCGGGATCTCGAGCGGGAGCGCCATCTCGAGACCTGAGATCCGCCCGCGGAAGAGCTCCCGGGAGAACGACTCGTCGATCGTATGGACCGCGTAGCTTGGAAGCGCGTCGAACTCGAACCCGAGCTGATCCGGAGAGCTGTAGATCGCCCGTTTCATAGACCGGCCCTCACCTGTTCGATCACGCCGCGAGCGACCGGAGGACAGACCGCGTTGCCGAGCATGTGAAGCGCCAGCGCCCGGGACTCCGGGAGGACGTAGTCGACCGGGAATCCCATGATGATCCGAGCCTCGCGACTCGTGAGCATCCTCATCCGATCGCCGTCGACGAGAGCGAAGCGATCCTTCGTCGTCAGCGTCCCGAACGGCTTGTCCATGTCGCGACCCCCAGTCTCGGAGCCATAGAACGCGAACATGCAGCGCGAGCCGAACCGCTTCTTCGCGTTCGCGATCCGCTCGAGCGTCTTCGGAGCGCGTCCCTTCCTCCTGATCGGACTCCAGTTCCCAGTCTCCCACTCGATCACCGAGCGAGCCGAGCGATGAGCCATCCGGGGAGACTCGATCTCGATCTTCCTCGTCTGAGTCCCGACCACGAACAGACGCTCGCGAGCCTGAGGGACTCCGAAGTCCGCCGAGTTCAGGACGTTGAACGTGAGCTTGTAGCCGTACCGCTCGAGCGCCGTCCGCCAGAGATCGAAGAGCTCCCACTTCTGGAACTCCGGGACGTTCTCGACGACGATCGCCTTCGGACGATTCACGGCGACGCAGTCGATCACCGCCCAAGCCGTCTGCCTCGAGTCGTCGTGCTGGGGAGAGTCCTTCCCACGAGCCTTCGAGTGGCCCTGACAGCATGGAGACGCGAGGAGAATGTCGTGAGCCGGGAGCTCCGTCCAGTTCGCCTGCCTGAGATCCTGACAAGCGTGGACCGTCTGGGGATGGTTCTGAGCGTGAGCGTCGACCGCCTCCTTCCAGTGATTCGCCGCCCAGAGGACGCGGACTCCAGCCTGGGCAGCTCCAGTCGAGAAGCCGCCAGCGCCAGCGAAGAGATCGATTGCAGTGGTTTTGTTGTTCTTCTTCATATCGACGGGCCTCCTACGCCCGATTGGTTGACTCGCCTTCGTCAGTCGCGGAGTTTCAGTAGCCCCCAGATCCGCATCCGTGATTCATCTTCCAGTCGTTCAGCATCGCCCCCAGCGCCTCGCCGCTCATGTGCGCGTACTTCGCCTTTACCTTCTCGAGCTTCTTGGTCAGCGTCTCTTTCGAGTTGAAGACCCCGTGGTTCTTCTCGCTTCCAGCGTACCGACCGAGCTTTCTCTCCTCGATCCGGACCCATTCGTCGAACTTCTCCGGAGCGTTCAGATGGAGCCAGTAGAGCTCCTCCGGACTCATGTACGGGCAGCGCATGCAGTTGCTCGGTAGGACCGTGAACCCGTGATCAGCGATGAGCTTCTGACAAGCGACGCGATCCAGAGAGAGATCGATCAGCGGGAACTCGCGCTCGATGTGCTTCCAGAACGAGTCCTCTTCCGCCGCATGCTGTTTCTCTTCGAGACGCTTCGACTTCTCCATGCGTCCTTCCTCGCCTTTCGCGAAACCGATCAGGACGCGGATCCTTCCGTTCTCCTGACCGAACCTCTTGATCGCCCTCTTCCCGCATCCACGGGACTTCGCACTCACGTCGAACCCGTATCCGAAGCGATCGTTCACGAACTCGTCGAGGAACTTGTAGATCGGATCGAGCTTGAGCTTGAGGGTGCAGGTCTTCGTCCCGAGCTGGACGAGCGTCGGCTTGAACTCGCCGCCTTCGTCCCGGAGCTGGGGAGAGATCAGATCCGGCCAGCTCTCACAGTGAAAGCCTTGGTCCTTCGTCAGATGGAAGAACGGGATCTTGTGGACGGCGCACAGCTTCTTGGTCTGGATGACCCAGTCTTTCGTGTGCGGGTGTTCGTCGCCGGTATCACTCATGACGACGATGAACTCGCCGTCCGCATACCGACTACGGAAGGAAGGATCGGAGACGTAAAGAAGCAGAAGCGCCGCACTATCTTGCCCGCCTCCGTAGCTAAGCACCGTCAGCTTTTGACGCGCATGATTCATGGACTCGGGCCTCCTACGCCCGTAAGTCCATTATCCCATTGGCATATTCGATTCCAAAGGAAATTAGTCTGGTATTAACCCCGAGCTTTCGCGCACTTAGCTATGAGTGGTCCAGTAGCTCCAGATCTGGAAAGAGACGGGGCCCAGACCCCGAAGGATCTGAGCCCCCAGCCGTATCGGCCCCGCAGGCCCACGGCTACACGAGCGGGGGGCCTTGCACGTCAGGCGGGAGTCGAACCCGCGTTCCCCGAGCCAGTCGGGATCCTGCCGCTGAACGACTGACGCGTCTCGGATCTCAGAGAGATCCTAGAAAAATGCTAGAGCGACTCTCGACCAAAGACTAGCCCGCATGGACTACGTCTCGAGCGACGACGGACCCGATCGCCTGACTCGCGCTCGTTCCCGCGGAGGACGCTTGAACCTCGGAGCGCATCGCTTGCAGACGAGCGTCGCGATCCCGCCGACCATTCGATAGGAGCCCAGCCGCGAGAGCTTTCGACAGATGAAGCAGAGGAACAAGCTCACCCGCAAGCGGACTCGAGATCCGCCTTCATGTGTTCCAGGTTGAGGTAGCTCATGCAGCTCCCGACCGCAGCCGGCACGACGACGCGCATGCACTGACCTTGAACCTCAGGATCGTCCGCCAGCGCCGAGCACCGATCCGCCGCCGCCTTCTCGCCCAGCCCCTCGCAGAAGTCCCGAGCGAGGGAGACCTTCGCCTCGAGCCGGATGCAGGCTGGTTCCTTGTTCTGGAAGAGCTTCACGCCGAGCCCCCCGATGAGAGCCGCCGAGATCAGGAGAAAGATTGATCGCTTCATGGATACCCCCTTGTCAGGATATCCCCGAAGCTCGGAGCCTGCCCTAGCTATCGTCCCAGTCGTCAGGGAGCGTGGGCTCGAGGAGGACGATGTAGACGAGGATCCCAGTCACGAAGCCGAGCCCCCACATGATCAGACGCTCAGCGATCAGCTCTTCCCCGTACATCACTTGAGCTTGAGACCCCGCGGGATCCCGGTCAATCGTTCCTAGCAGCTCCCCCCGAGCTCCCCCGGGATTCTCGCCGCGGATCCCGGATCGCCGATCGTTTCTGTAGCTCTTTGATTCGTTGAGTGCCCGGAGCCGGAATCGAACCGGCACGCTCTTTCGAGCAAAGGATTTTAAGTCCCTGCGCGTGGGTTCACGCCGCTCCCCCGCATTGTCACGCCGGATCACGTTTCCGCGCTGCCTCAATGGTTTACTGTTCACGCGGAATCCCTTACGGTCGGTCGTGATACCATCCGACAGCTCCCCCCGAGCTCCCCCGGAGAACCCTATGGCATCCGTCAAACTCACCCGCGCACTGATCGATTCCACCCAGCCGGACCCTGACCGCGACGTCTGGATCTGGGACGTCACCCTACCCGGATTCGGAGTCCGAGTGAAACCGTCAGGAGTGAAGTCCTATCTGATCCAGTATCGGACCCGTCAAGGACTCGGTCGGAAGATGACACTTGGATCCGTTGACCTGATTCCCCTCCAGCAAGCCCGGGAGCGAGCTCGCAAGCTCTTGGTAGGGGTAAGGGACGGTGAGGACCCGCAAGGCGGTCTAAAAGCCGAACGCGAAGCTATTACGCTGAACCAAGCGTTCGACCGACTCGACGCGGAGCACATCCGACCGCACCTGAAGCCCAGCACCGGGGAGAGCTACCGCGCCCTCTTCGACCGCTACGTCCGGGAGTCGCTCGGGAAGAAGCCCCTCATGGCGATCACCCGGAGCGATCTGATCAAGTTTCACTCCGCCCTCGCGGACTCCCCCTACTCCGCGAACCGGATTCTCGCCGTCCTCGTGAAGATCTTCAGCGTCGCCGAAGCCGACTGGGAGATCCTCCCCGATGGGAACCCAGCCCGACGCCTGAAGAAGTTCCCAGAGCAGAAGCGCGACCGGATCCTCGACCGCCCCGCACTCGCCGCCCTATGGACCGCGCTCGACGAGTTCTCCGAGCTCTATCCGCACCGAGCCCCCCTCGCGGATCTCTTCCGCCTGACGCTTCTGACTGGAACTCGCAAGGGAGAGTGGCTCTCCGCGAAGTGGTCCGACGTGGACCTGGAGCGAGCCCTCTTGATCCTGAAGGACTCGAAGACCGGAGCCAAGATCGTCGAGATCTCGAGCCCAGCCGTCGCAATCCTCCAGCGCATCCGATCGCGCTTCCCTGAGGGGTTGAGCTACTTCGGGGAGCTATACGTCCTAAGCCTCGACGGAGGGACGAGTCCGATCAAATATCCCTACACCGCATGGCGCGAGATCCTCGAGCTCGCCGGACTCCCCCGGGATCTTCGGATCCACGACCTCCGCCACGTCTTCGGATCCTACGCCCACCGACTCGGAGCTTCTCAGCGCACGATCGCCGAGCTCTTGGGTCACAAGACCCTCGCCATGACAGACCGATACATTCAGGGATTTTCGGACTCGAGACGACTCGCCGCGGACACGACCGCCCGCGCAATTATCGAGGTCACTTCAATAGATTCCGGAGACTCTTCATCGCCTCAATCGGACGAAGCCCGAACTGACGCGAAAGCCGAAGGACTCCCATCAGCACGTCCTCGCCAGCGAACGACGCCAGCCCGATGATGAAACCCTTGAAGGGCTCAGAGAACGAAGATTGTTGAAGCGCGAGAGCCGTCATCGCGCCAACAAACCCGGCAAGGAATAGCCCCTGAACGAACTGTCCGAACGACCGTCGTTCACCGCTTGTCACGCTTCTCGCGACTCCAGCCGTTAGTGCGATTCCGATCGTGATCCAGATTTTGCGCCATTCCTCGCCCATCCCTCAATTCTCACGAGAGACGACGATGAATTGCAAACCCTACGTCGGCATGACGTAGAAGCCCGCCCGGATTATGAAATTCACGTTGGCGTTTTTTGGTCGGGTTTCAGTCCCGCCAGAACTTCCGGTCGCTACGTTGTACGTCACGCCCTGAGGCGAACCGTTTGAAGCAGCCGGTGGAGTCGTGTTGTCGTCGTTGTTGTCGCCCAGCGGAATGCTTGTCGTGTGAGTGTGCGCCTTGTACTGATCCGACTGGAGCGAGCCCACCGCGTTTCCAGTATTCCCGCCTTCCTCCTGGGCAGTTCGGGAAGCCGCGTCCGGATCATTCCCTGAAGCGCCGGAAACCCCACGGAGGAATCGACCGCGCAGGTCTGGGATATTGAAGAAGCCTTCGCCGCCTCCCCACGAGTAGCCGATCGCCGCAAACAGCTCAGGAGCATCTCCAGAGAAGAAAGACCGGCCATCGCAGAGAAGCCAGCCGTCCGGCATCGTCGATCCCGCGTAAGCCTGAATCGATCCGACCGGAACGCCGCCTCCAAAGAGCTGAGTCAGCGCCTCGAGTAGCTGGGTCGTGTTTGATCCCGATTGATCGAGAGAGATCCCAGCCGATTCGACGACCGCCGCGACCTCTTCCTGAATCGTATTCAGCCAAGACGCCGAGACGCGAGTTGCAGGGACCCCCTCGATTGGAGATCCTTCCGTGAACAGTCCAGGAGCCACCGCTCCAGTCGAATCGATGCGTTTCATTCGGCTTTCTCACACTCGGGGCAGTATTTAGACTTCCACGTCTTCAGGGCCTCAGCGCAGCGATCTGGCTGGACCCCTAGGTCGCACAGTTTTCGCTCGGTAGCACATGCTGGCGTGTCGAAGTTCACAGCGACGCAGTCGTTCTGTTGCGTCTGCTGGTTCAGAAGAAAGCCTCCCAGATATCCCATGAAGAAAATGACCAGCATCGTTCCCCCTTATTTCAGAACCCGCTCTTCGACGAACTTGATCGCCTCGAGCTGTCCGGTTGTCGCGTCGCTCTTGAACTTTTCGAGAAGCCCGGCCTGCTTTGCCGTCTTGTAGGAATGAACCGCGAGCGAGATCAGGTTCCCGCGCTCTGCGCTGTCCGTGGTGTGCGGAAGCGCCTGAAGGTTGTTCATCGCGGCAAAGAACATTGAGCTTGCCTCGCCCTCGTTCTTCGACCAGATCTCTTCCTCACTCATTCCAGCTCCGCGCATCTGCGCGAGCAGGTCGGTCTCGATCTTTTGCCAGCCCTTGACCTCGTCCATGCGGTACTTCATCGCAATTTGCATCTGCTTCAGCTCGTACTGCTTGAACTGAATGTCGATGCTGATGCGCGCGCGCTTGATGTTGTCGCGCTTAGAGTCACCGAGCTCTTCTAGGTCGCACTCAAGCTCTTGGATCTCGAGCTTCTTCATCTCGAAGTCCTTAGCCAAGTACATTGCCTGATCGAACTGGACCTTCTGCTCCAGCATCGCTTGGTGGAACTTCGCGTGAACCGTCGGGAAGTGGTAGTCGTTGATGATGGAGACCTTCTGCGCGTCGGTCCTCCACATGTGCGTATTCTCAAGAACCGCCGCAAGGTGCTTTGAGTTCTCTTGAAGGAATCCGACGTCCTCGGCCTTCATGATCGGGAGATTCTTGACCGCCTCAATAATTCCAGTGACGGTCTGCTCCCCCAATAGGACGGGAAGGTTCATTGCGCTACTCATTCGACGTCATCTCCTGAAGTGTTTTTGGGACGACAGTCTCGCCCTCGACCTTCAGTAAACACCGATTGCCCTCGACTTCAAGAACTTCTACCGGGATCTCCGGAATGAGGTCGAATGTGAACGTCGACCAGATCCCGAGGCCTTGATAGTCCTGACCGCCCTGGCCTTCATCCATGCCGATTGCGATCACGTCGTTTGATTCATTTGCTTTGACGCAGCGGTACATGATGATCCCCCTTATGCCAGCGGCACAGTGCTTTCGATGAATGCGTTGTAGAAAGCCGAAGGCCTAGTCGTGACTAGCCGCTTCTCAGTCACAGCCGATGCAGAGCCAGTGAAGCCTCCGCACACAGTCATCGACTGACTCGAACCAGCTCCAGCCATTCCACGCCTCGCGGTGTTGAGAGTGACTGAAGTTGACCATGTCGAACCGTTGAACAGATAGTTCTGAGCAGTGAAGTTTGATTCGAACCCGCCGCAAAAAACGGTATCGGATTGAGTTCCACAAGATGCCGATTCCCGAGTTGCTACAGGAAGCGCCGCTCCGGCAGACCACACCGTGCCGTTAAACTGCTCGGTGTTGGCATTGTTCACGCCGTTGAACCCGCCAGATGCCAGTGCGGAGTTCTGCCCTCCTGACGCTGCAATTGCGTTGCGAGCGAGCAAGAGAGATCCCGTGGCCGACCAGGTGGTTCCGTTGTATTTCTCGCAGACACTTGAATAGGCTCCAGAAAATCCTCCGATCGAAAGCGTTGCGCGCTGAGATCCGACGCCGGCAACGTTGTTTCGAGCGGTGTTCATGGACGCGATCGAGGACCAAGCAAACCCGTTGTAAAGCTCAGCGGTCGCCAGATTTGCCCCAGAATGCTGTCCGCCAAATTTCAGTGCTGCGTTGATGAAACCAGAACCCCCATGGCTGTACGCCAGGACGCTAGACGCCGAAACCACAGACCAGGTCGAGCCGTTGAATCGCTCATTTGTCCCAAGTCCAGCGGTGCCAGTGCTGTTTCCACCAAAAGCGAGCATCGCGTCGCGCGACCCACAGCCGGCAAGGTTTTGCCTTGCGGTATTCAAGTTTCCGCTAGATGCCCAAGCCGTGAGATCAGTCAGTCCAAGATCAGTGTGGTCCTCAAGAGCTTCCGGCAAAAGTTTTTGCGTGATCGAAAAAAGCCCTCCTCCGACTACAGAGGAACTTAGATCGGAGTAAGGAATAGCCGCGACTTGTGTTGCGACCAAGTACGATGAAAAGAATTTTTCCGCGGTGGAGTACCAGTTAGTTCCCATGAAGTTTCCATCGTAACCACCATAAGCCATCGCGGCAGTTCCGGTTCCAGAGCCAGCACAAGAGGAACGGGACGTCCCAAGATTCGTTGAGGCTGAAAATGCTGATCCGTTGAATTTGTATACCCCGGCGCTGTTTCCTCCAATGACTCCACCGCCAAAGAACATGCACGCCGCTCTGACGCCAGAGCTACCGCCTTGCCCAAGAGCGACTGGCATGGAAGGCCCGGATGACCAGGAGGTTCCGTTAAAAAGTTCTGTTGCGGCTGTTGGGGTCGCATTGCCATCCCAACCAGCGGCGACGAAAGCCGTCGTAAATTTGCCGACGGCTCCTGGACCGTTGTGAGCTGCAAGCATATTTGCGCCAGTGCTCCAAACTGTTCCGTTAAAATAGTCGGTGCTGGCTCCCATGGATCCACCGCTTCTAACTCCGCCAACAATCAGTGCATTATTTCTAGCGCCGATACCTCGAATTGCCCTTCGGGTTACCGGCAACGCAGGACCAGATGACCAAGCAGAGCCATTGAAGAACTGGACATTAGCAATGTCAGCAAAAGATGAGTTTTGGCCTCCAGCCACACACGCGGCAGTGAAAGAGCCAAAGACTCCGGTGTATCTGGAGTTAGCCACGAGGTTCGGCAAACTTGCCCAAACCGTCCCGTTAAATCGTTGGGTGGATAAATGGTCGTTATTGTTTCCAGGAAGTGCAATAGCAGACTGCTGAGTCCCTAATCCTTGGGCCTCAAGTCGCGCCACGGACATTGATCCAGTCGCCGCCCAAACATCACCGAAAGAAACGGACGAGGCAGTCTGACGAACGATCGCCTCGCAGCTCGAGCCGAGCGGAGTCTGGAACTCGGTGTAGTCCTGTGTGATAGCGCGAAGGGTTTTCGGGAACGTAACGGAAGCCATTAGAGCGCCTCGCTTTCAAGGACTAGGACAAAGTCGTTCGGAACTCCGTCTGGGATCGACTCGACGTCGAGCCGGAAGATATCAGTCGATGCGTAGGCGGTCCCAGTGTTAGAGATCACAGCGTTGGAGCTCGACGCGTAGTCCCCAGCGGATCCGGACACCGACGGCTTGTTCGCAAAGATTGACGTCCAAGAACTTCCCCCGTTCTGGGAGACTTTGACGTCCACCTGGAGCGTCCCGCCCGTTCCGTTACGAGTGAGATACAGCTTCGCACCGAGGATCTTTCGCGACTGTTTCGCCCGCTCATACAGGAGCCCAGTTTGTACGCTCCCGCCGACGTAATACGGACCGTTCACTTCAAACAAAACCTGCTGGCGCGGCGTCACGCTTTGCCATGCGCCGTTTATGTAGATCTGGAACTGAGCCGATTCAGTGTTGAAAATCAGGAGAGACGACGCGGGAGCGACGATTGCATCGCGCTGCGCCTGGGTCATTCGCGGAATCAGAACGCCCTTCGAGGAGGACTGAAGATCTAGGATCGCGCTCGGATCCTTTGAGGAGATCGCCGCTCCAACCGTTAGAGAAACGAGCCCCCCCATATTGTCGGAGCCGTCGATTGCAGCCGACGCCGAGCTTGTCACGGATCCGTCAATCTGAGTCCTGACCACTCGATCCGCCGTCGTTCCGACGGAACCCGCAATCGAGTTTGCAGTAATCAGCGCGAGGACCGCCTCTTTGAGCTGATCGCTCGTCGCCTTATCAAGCGATAGTCCAGCCTCGAGAATGACGTTCGAGATCTCTTCTTGAACCGCGTTCAGCCACGCCGCGGAGATCACGGTTCCGGGAGTCCCCGTCAGCGCGTCGCCGTCCGTGAAATAGCCGACGAGCGCCCCTTCTGGCGGCGGAATCGGAGCTGAAGCGACTGTCCCGTCTGTATCGATTCTATGCATAACTCGTCACCCTACTTTGTCACTCAAAGCCCACGAAGGCAATCGCCTGAGCTGGTTTCGACTTCTGAAGCAAGCAATACAAAAAGCCCGCCTCAAAGGTCCTGATTCGATCGCCAGCTCGAGCAATGCCCGCTTGCGCCTGATTCGCTCCAGCCGCGATCACCACCGAGAACGCGTTTTGCCACGCCTCGTCATAGAGAGGTTCCCCAGCCTTGGAGCCGGCGACGAACATGCTGAACTCGGCAATCCTTGCCGTGTAGCCCAGCGATTCCGCGAGCGCCTGGTAAGCATCTCGAGACTGACTCGCTATCCCGGAGAGCTTCTGAAGGAGCTGAGTCCGTTCGTCCTCGACAGTGGTCGCTAGAGCACTACAGGAGTCCGGGATCCCTGCGAGCTGAAGCCACTCCCCGAAGATCTCGTCCGCCGTCCGAGGATCCGACTCCTCGATCACCGCGTCCCCTCGAGCGTCCAGTCGAGCGAGCTCTTGAGCGAAGGCATCGATCAGATCAACGTGAGTCGAGCCAGCCTCCCGGCTATACGCTAGACCCGGAGGCAGGAGCTGAAGCAGGAGCTCTTTGTAATCAGAAGCGGTCACGGAATTGCCTCGAAAGTGATCGTCCCGAGGACTGGGAATGATCCAGCCGGCACCGAGATGTTGCCTGTCGGACTGACGAGGACGTGATCCACTTCCCCAGCACTCGTCGAGACGACCTCATTCAGATGGCTGATCAGAATCGTTCCACCGACCTCCGCCTCGCGCTGGAATAGAGACTGGATCTCAGCCGTGACAGCCGATCGAACCGCAGCTGTATTCGGATCGAGCTGGATGGTGAAGTTCACCGTGAAAGCGTTCGGAGCGAAGACTTGAGGAGTCGCCGTGACCGGCCTGAGCTCGTCGATATATTCCTGAACCTCCGCAACCTTTGCCGCGTTCGGAATTGGATCCAGCGGATCCGGACCCACGATAAAGATTGCGACCGTTCCTGGGCCGAAGTAGAGCGGAAACACGAACGCACGGTCCACCCCAGAGATCGAGGTTGCCCACTGCTCATAATCCGACGCCGCTCCACCCTGAGGCGGCTGCTGGATCCTAGCGATCAGTCGCTCTCTTAGGGCCTCGTCGTCCTCCGACTCGATTCCGTTCGTCAGCCCGTCGAGCCCTACGGTCGCAGATCCAGAGATCCCAGCGATCGGGGCCAGGAGCGAAAGACTCACGCCCGAGTCCGAGTTCCCAGATGCGCCCGCTAAAACGGCCGTCACCGGCACAGTTGCAGTCCCCGAGCTGATCGTCCCGTCCTCGTCGGTCGTATATTCGACTTCGTCGGAGCGACGGAGGACCGTTCCCGACGGGATGACGCTGCCATCGGACCCTGCAAAAATTACAGACCCCTGCGCGTAATCCGCGGCCCGCCGCGTCACTCCCCAGATCTGAGCGTGGCGCTCGAGGTAATCCGCGTCAGCCGTGTCGATGATGATTTGCTTGGAGATCCATTCCAGATGCCCGTGCAGGAGATGAACCGCGCCGCCGTATGCTTTCGCTAGGACGCTGACGTTCGAGCGCCGAAGCGAAGCCCCAGTGAGCCCCAGCCCGCTCTCCATGTCCGTTTTGATACGCTCGACGATCTCGCTGAGCTTCGGTCTACTGAACGCCATGTTTAACCCCCGATGACCCCGCTCCAGAGATAGTCGAACTTGAACTCGCTTCGATCTCCTCCTGGGCGATATATTTCGACCGCGATCCCGAGCATCCCACGCGATGGGAATGACGTCGTCACGTTGACCTTCTCAGCGATCCCGTCCTCGATAAGCCACGCGAGCGCCTCTTGGCAATACTCTCGAGCCCGCTCCGCCACCGACTGAGTCTGCTTCTCCCTCATGAGAAGCCAGAGCTTCGATCCGTGCTTATCGTTCTGAACTTCAGACAGCTCGTCCGCCCAGAAACCACGCCTCGAGCTCTCGCCGACCGGAAGCTCATCGCTCTCGACGCGCTGGTCCGTAAAAAGAGACAGAATCACCGCCGTCTTCAACCCAGAATCGACGACTAGGTCGTTCTTCTCGACCTTCATGTCGATCGAGTTGTAGGAGATATCAAAGAGCCCCAGATCGCCGATCGTCATATCCCTACACTACCCCTTCACCTTCAGCGTTGTCGACAAATGGGCAGCCGTACTCGGAGCATTTGGGGGGCTTGTCGGAGACCCCGGAGACGTCGACGTATGGACGTGGGAATTGAAGAAGCTCTGAAAGCTCTCTCCCATGATCGCCTTCTCTAACGCCCCGCTTCCAATCTCGACCTCGGGAGAGTTCACCACGACCTTCGCCGCGGACTTGATCTCGATAGTTCCGCCTCGCTTGAGATGGATAGAGTCGCCCTCGTCCGTGTAGAGCGCGACCTCCCCCTCCTGGAGCGTCTTGAGCCTGTAGCGCCGATCGTCGACAGCGATCATTAAGCCGAACTCCCGACTCCCGTTCGGGAATAGGACCACGCACTCCGCGCCAGCCTTCGGGAGACTCGTGAAGCCGTACTCCTGCACCCGCTCGACGTTGTCCCGGACCTCGTCCGCCATTAGCTTGACCTGAAACCGCTGGTTGGGAGTCGTATCCTTCGAGAGCTGGATGAGCCCGCGGCTGATTAGCAGCGAGACCCGTCGACGAAGTGGTTCTATGATCCGAGCGATCTGGTCGATCATGCGATGGAGTTCTCCCGAATCAGCTTCTTGAGAAGGTCGACCTCGTTCTTCTTCGGGGTGTATTCCGGACGATATGCGTCCTTGCGCGTGAACTTGAGATCCGCGACCGTCCCGCTCATGGAGATCGTCAGCGTCAGATCCTCGAGGAGAAGCTCCTGATCCACGCCGATCCAAGGGCTCTTGATCTTGTAGAGTCGATTCGGCTCGAAGATGGATCCGTCCTTCAGCCTCCAGCCCTGAACTTTGGCCGAGACCTTGACGCTTTCGCCCTTCCGATGAACGGACTCCCACTTCGCCCGGGTCTGACAGAGCTCCGGAGCGTTCGATTGCTCCGCCGTGACCACGAGCAGCCGGGACCTCGAGACCTCTGAGTCGAACGCCTTGCCGATCGGCTGGAAGCCTTGGATCTCGTCCAGCCCCTCGAGCCCAGACTGGGAGATGACCCTGTATTCTTTGAACCGATTCTTCATGGAGAAGCTCGAGCTCGCCGCGAGAATGTTCTCTCCCTCGATGAGCTGGGCAGCCGCCGTCGACTGACCGACCTTCTGGATCACGAGCGTTCCCTTCCCGTCACTCGTGAGAAGTAGCCCGACCTGTCGAGCCGATCGGTCTAGGACCGAGAAGATCGTGTCCCCCGGGTTGATCGATACCTTCTCGAGCTTCCGAGTCGCCCCGGACTCGTTCTTGACCTTCACTCCGACCGGAGCGGAGAGCTTCTTCGCGAGCTCCGTGAGCGAGATATTCGTCAGCTCAGCCTTCTCCGCGTAGTCCACCGAGCAGTCGACGAGATCCCCAGTCCGCTCCCTACCGCTGACCGTGATCGTCCGCTGTCTCGCGTCATAGCTCGTTTCCACGTCCTCGACGTAGCCCTTGAGAACCGTATCCCCGTTGCTCTTGATCTCGCAGGAGTCGCCCGGGATCAGGATCCAAGGCTTGTCCGCGCCGCTCCAGTTATCAGTCAGCGAGAGCGAAAAGCTCGCCGCGACCGCCTTGATCGATCGCGTGATCGTGACCTGCTTCCAGCCCTCATAATTCTTGCCGCGGACCGTTAGGGTCACGTTCTCAGCCATTGAGGGCCTTCAGCCTCTCTCCGGCTGGAATGAACCCCGGATGCTCGATTCCGTTCCGAGAAATGAGATCCGCCTCGTTCTCGATCGTCCCGAAGTTCTCGTAGGCCAGGAGCAGCGACGGAGTCGTCCGGGATACCTGGAGCTCGATCTCCTGAGCGAGCGTGGTCCCCGGAGCTGGCACCGCTCGAGTGATCGCAACCCTCAGAGCTTGAAGAGCGATGTAAGTCTCGTCGTCCGCGTTCTCCATGATCGAGTCGATCAGATCAAGCGTCGCATCGCGCTCGAGAGCCGCCTCCTGAGCGGATTCCCAGTCTCGATCAGCGAGCGCCTCCGCTTGATTCGCCACAGCCACCGTTCGGACGAACGAGTCCATCGCTTCCGCGTTTTCCGCGACCTGAGCCTGAGACGAAACCAGAGCGGGAGCGTCGATCTGCGCCTGAATCAATGTAGGAGTCAGAAAAAAGCCCTTCAGGATCTTGGTAGCGTCCTCGTTCCCGCCGTCGCCGCCCTGAAATGCAGTCAGGAGAAGACTGAACGTCGAGTCGATCTCTTCCGCGAGCTCGTCCGGGGCCGAGACGATTCGACTGATGTTCGACCTGATCTTTCGGACCTTGAAAGCGAGCTCCGCGACCTCGCTCAGAGCCCCGCGGACCTTCTTCTGAGCGTTCTCCACGTTTTCGAGAACCGATCCCGTGACCTCTATTGCGCGATCTGCCACGAAGGTCGCGTAACCCACGACGGCCCATGCCTTCGAGAACTGAGCCTTCGCCTTGTCCAATACGCTTGCCTTAGCCTCGAGGAGCTGGGTAGTCGCGTCGACCTGAGGAGCTGGAGCAGTCGGATCCGTCGTCTCGACGAACTTCAGAGAGAAGCGAGCGAGCCCCCCGTCCCTGCTATTTTCGCGGACCGTGATCTCGGTACAGACGACATAGATGCGACCGAGGTACGGGTGAATCAGCTCTCCAGCGCCCTCCT